TAGAAATATCTAAGCCTATAACTGACATTAATTTTGATGAACTCTAATCTAACTTTACACAAGAAAGATTACTTTCCTCATCAATGGAGTTTTTTGACATCAAAGAAACCTATTACTGGTTTAATAGCAGGTTTTGGATCAGGTAAAACACATATCTTTTTAAGAAAAGTGTTTGTATCACATATAACAAAAAAGAATAGCAAAGGTGTTTCTAATGGTTGGATTATATATCCTACCTATGATTTAGCAGATGAACTATTTGTTAATCCATTTAAAGAACTACTTGAAGCTAAAGGTATATATTACCAATACAATATAGCAAAGCATAAGTTTACAACACCTTATGGAACTATTAAGATATACCAGTTACAAAAGCCACAAAGGATTATTGGAGCAGAGTTAAACTATATAGGTTTTGATGAGTTTGATGTAGAATCATATAAGAATTGTGATATAGCATTTAAAAAAGCAATAGGTAGAATGAGAGGTGCAAATGATTGTCAGATGTTTATTGTATCTACTCCTGAAGGTTATCACTATTGCCATAAGATATTTGTAGAAGATAATAATGATGATAGAATGTTAATTCATGGTAAAACAAGAGATAATACATACTTACCAGAGAATTACATTAAACTGCTTGAAAGCAACTATGATGAAAAGATGCTACAAGCATATATGGAAGGTCAGTTTGTTAATTTAAGTAGAGGAGCAACTTATTATGCTTTCAATAGAGAACAGCACACAGGTGAAGTATCCTATAACAGTAGATTGCCCATCAGAATTGGAATGGACTGGAATGTTGATCCATTATCAGCAGTTATCTTCCAAGTGTACAAACAAAAGCCTTACATTAGAGTGGTCAAAGAGATTGCCTTATACCATAGAGGTGAAGGAGATTTAATGACACAAAGAATGTGTGATGAAATAAGAAGAATGTATCCTAATCAACAATATATAGCTTATCCTGATGCAACAGGTAGTTCAAGACATTCATCAGCACAATATTCAGATATAGATATAGTTAGAAGAAATGGGATAAGGGTAATGGTAAAACATATTAATCCAAGAGTTGTTAATAGAGTAAATGCTGTTAATAACAACTTATCAAAAGATAATATTATCATTGATAAATCTTGTAAGATGTTAATTGGTGATTTAGAAAAGGTTACTAATAAAGAGGGTAGCAGAGATATAGATAAAAGTAATAAAGAATTAACACACATGTCTGATGCTTTTGGATATGGTGTAGATTGGGAATTTCCAGTAGTTAAACCAGTAATAGGAACACAAGATAGATAATAGGAGCAAGATATGATACCAAACATAGGTGAACTAAGTGTCTTAATGAGTAAATGGGACATTAATCAACAAAGAAAGAACAAGTGGAAGCAATCAAGATATAAAGCACTTGATTATTATAAAGGACACACTAAAGAATATGTAAATGATTATTTTAGTGAATCTACCTTATCTAAAGTTCCTATTGGTAATGTTAATATTACTAAAAGAATTATAAACAGAATATCACTTGTATATATGGAAGCACCTATTAGAACCTATACTAAAGAAGATATTACTGATTACTTTAGTGGTAAAGACCACAAACTACAAAGATTAGAAAGAATGACTAACCTACTTGATGGTGTATTAATCAAGCCTTGCTGGAGAATTAAAGATGATGGAAGTGAATGTATAGAGTATGATATTATTATGGATTATGAACCAATCTTTGATACTGATCCACTTAAGCCTCATGCTATTGTTTATCCTATTGCTCAAAAAGCAGAGGTATTGGATACCACTCCTGAACAATTTGCATACTGGGATTCTGAGAATCACTTTATATTTGATAAGAATGGAAAGATGTATACAGAAGATGATAATCCTGATATGGTTAATCCTTATGGTGTATTACCTTTTGTAGAATGTTTTAGAGATGGTAAGCCTGAAACAGATTACTTAGATACTAATGCTTCAACAGATTTAATTCAAACTAACTTAGCTATTAATGTAGCAGAAACTAATAAAAATGCTAATATAATGTTTCAATCATTTGGCTATCTGTTTGTTAATGGAGCAGGTATTGATTCACAAGATAAAATTTCTGTTGGTCAAGACAAAATCAATTATTTAGGTGTAGATGGTAGTATCAGCATAGTATCTCCTCCCAATGCAGTTCCAGCACTTGATTCTTCTATACAAAGCAGTTATAAGATGTTGGCTCAGAACTACCATCTACCTATATCTTTTGTTGAAGGAACTACTGCTGCTTCAGGTGTAGCTTTAAAACTAAGGAATACTGAACTAACAGATGATAGAAAATCTGATGTTACAAGGTGGAGAGAAGTTGAGTTTAAACTATTTGAACTTGAAAGAAGGATTATAGCAGTAGAAGATGGTAAAGATGCTGGTGATTTAGAAGATGTAGATTTTAGTGAATCAGTAGAAGTTCTTAATGATAAAGAGCAAAGAGAAAAGTGGGAATGGGAGTTATCACATGGTCTTATAGATAAAGCAGATATACTTATGCAAAAGAATCCTGATTTAGATAGAGAAGAAGCATTAGATATATTATTTGAAAAGCAAGACACAGAAATGGAGCTTGAAGAAGAAGAAACAGAAGAACCAGGATCTGCATTGTTACAAGCATTGCAAAGACCAGTAGAGTAATGGCAGAGTATCAAGGCAAGTCAGTTAAGTTAGATAAACCTTCAAGAATTACTAAAGGTGAAGCTGGATATGGTAGAAAGAAGTTTAAAGTATTTGTTAAGTCAGGTGATAAGGTAAAGAAGGTTATGTTTGGTGATCCTAACTTATCTATTAAAAGAGCAAGTGATGCTAAAAGAAAATCATTTAGAGCAAGACACAAGTGTGATTCTAACAAACCAACAGACAAAACAAAAGCAAGATACTGGTCTTGTAAGTTTTGGCAATCAAACAAATCAGTAACTGACTTACTTAAATAATGGCTAATCAAAGAGATATAGATTTGTCTGCTAATAATATAGCTGGTCTTGTTGATAAGGCTAAAGCAGAACTAATAGCTTCATTATATCTTATAGGTGAAGAGATAGGTGATATAACAGAGTTTGCTAATACTTTATTATCTATTGATGTTGAAGGAACACTTAAAAACAAACTACAAAAAGCCACATCTATATATGCTAATGCACACAGAGGTGTGTTAGAATCTACCATAGGCTTTGCAGATATAAATCCAAGAGCATTATCTACTTTTGCATCACTTAATGAACAATTATTTGACAATGCAATAATAAGAACAATATCAGGTAGCATAAGGACAGAAGTAATTAAAGGATTACAAACAGGACTATCTACAACACAGATATTAGAGAATGTTACTAATGCAAGTATATCTAATTCACAAATGCAAACATTAATAAATACAAGCCTTAATTCTTATTCAAGGCAAGTAACTAACCAAATGATGAGTATTGCTCCTAAAACCACTAAATATGTTTACATAGGACCAGTAGATGAAAAGACAAGAGATGAATGTTTACAAATGGCATCTGCTGGACCATTAACATTAGAAGAAATAAGATCAAGATTTGGTGATGGTGTATTATTAGATGGTGGAGGATTTAATTGCAGACACAAATGGGAAATAGCTTCATCTGAGGGATTAGGATTTAATGAACAAGAACAAGCAGAAAAGAGGTTAGGTGATGCTTGATAAAATGTTTTTTATAAAGATAGGACCTAATGTTAGAGATAGATATAGGGATCATATTTTTGAAGATGCTAAAGATGTATTTGGTAAACCATTCAAAGCATATAGTAAATCATATGGTGAAAGAAAAAGAGCAAACAAATTTAAATTACAAGCATCTAAGTATGCTAATAGTAAAGCACCAGTATTAACACAACAATTACTAAATGATTATAGTTTAATTAAAACAATGAGGAATGGATTTCAAATAGGTTGGGCTACATTAGGTGCAAGAGTAGAAGCATTAAAGAAAATGGGTAGAGTATTAACTACACCTCAACAACCACTACCTGAAAAGGTTATTAGTTATCTATCTAAAGAAGCACATGGCTATATAAAGAAGAAATTAGGACCTAATAAAACTACCACATACAAGATTGGTAGAAAATAAAAAAAGCCACAATTAAGTGGCTCTTTTATTAAGGGTAATTATAACCTCATTCTATAAAAGTCATTTCCTACTTTTATAACCTTCTCATAAGAGACATTTGGTTTGGTCAATTTTTAATAGAACCTATCATACTTGGTATGTAGGCTGATGCTCTACAACATCTAAATTAACTGGTATTGAGAATATTGTGGTATTGTTGCAACCCAAGTATTTCCTAAATACCTAACTACCCTAATTTTCAAAAAACTTTTTTCATTTAAAATCACTCACACCATATATTATAACTTTATAATAATATAATGCAAGTATTATTTTAATTTATTTAAAAAATAATTGTATAAAAGATTTAGTAAGTTATATTATAAATAAGAATTTTCAACTAAAACTCAACAAACAGAGGTAAAAAATGTCAGAAGAAAATGTTACTCAAACAACTGAAGATACTCAGGATAATAACAACAGCACACAAGCTGATACAAAAAATGTTCCATATGATAGATTTGCAGAAGTTAATCAAGCAAAGAATGATTTGGCTGGTCAAGTAGGTAAATTACAGGCTCAGATTGATAAAATGAATCAAACTACTAAACAACAAGAAGAAGCTAAAATGGTAGAAGATGGTAAACTAAAAGAAGCTCTTAATATTGTTCAGAAAGAAAGAGATGATTTTAAAGTTCAAGCAGAGCAATGGAATACTTACCAAACCAACAAAAGAGAATCATTAATGGGTAAGCTAACTGAAGATGATGATAAATCTATTGCAGAAGGTTTGAGTTTAGATAAATTAGAAAAGTATGTAAGTAAGGTTGTTAATGTTTCTGCACCTTCTACTTCATCTGCAAGAGCAGCTACTGCTAAAGCAGGTGACTTTGGTGGTTATTCTTCTTATGCAGAATGGGCTACTAAAGACCCTGAAGGTTACAAAAAAGCAAACAATACAATAGCAGGTTCAGGTATCAAAATTGGGTATTAAGAAACATAGTGTTTTAGCTGGTGTTGATTATGATCCTAAAGGTGATATGGAACTAAAACCTAAAAAAGATGGTGATGTAGATGTCAGATATAAGAATGGTAAGATGACCTTTGATGAATACATTGATGAAATGGAAACAAGGACAAATAACCATGCTGATGGCAAACCTATATCTAAGTCTATTGGTTACTTTGGTGGCTTTGGTAAAGGAACTTTAAAAAAACCTTATGAACAAGCAAAAAAATAAATAAATCTATCAAAATGAAGGCTTAAATAAGCAGTTGAAAGATAGATATGGAGGGTCAATAAAATGGCTGAAACAGATACAGGTGTTGCACAAGGTGGATTAGGAAAGGTTATAGGTGATGCAGTATTAGCCTTTAATCATTCTAATGTTATGCTACCTTTAGTAACTTCAAAACAAGCAGTAAAAGGTGCTATTACAGTACAATTTCCTGAATATGATAAAGTAGCTTCAAGTTCAGTTGGAGCAGGAACAGATGGTGCTGATTATACAACAGTTACATCTATTACTACTAATGCAAAAACTGCAACAGTAAGTGAGCATGTAATTAGAGCAGATGTTAGTGATTTAGCAAGAATGGGTAATGCTGATGATTTAACAGGTAATGTAGGTGATATATTAGGTAATGCAGTAGCTGCAAAACTTGATGATGATTTAGTTGAACTTGGTAAAACATTCTCACAAACAGAATGTGGTGCTGGTACAACTTTAGCTTTATCACATATCTTTGGTTCTATGAGACAATTAAGATCTGCTGGTGCTCCTTTTCCATATAACTTAGTATTATCTGCTAAACAAGTATGGGGACCAAAAGGATTGATTGCATTAACTAATGATGCAGCAGTAACAGGTTCTAATTCTAAACCATTATCTCTTTTAGGAAATAAAGGTGAAGAAGCTATGGCTACTGGTATGATTGGTAACATTGCAGGATTTGATGTATATTGGTCTGATCAAATTGATGAAGATGTATCAAGTGGTGGTGATGCTGCTGGTTTTGCATTTTCTAAAGGTGCAGTAGGACTTGCAATAGGACCTGAAGGTCTTATGAGAATAGAAACAGAAAGAAATGCATCTTTCAGAACAACAGAATATGTTGCTGTTGGATTCTGGGGTCAAGTTGAGATAAAAGATTCCTTTGGAGTTTATATCTTATCTGATGTTTCTTAATTAGTTACATTAAA